TGACCGTGATGGTCGTATCGCTCTTTGCACACTGGGCTCAATCAACTGGGGTGCGTTCCGTAATCCAGAAGACATGCGCCGTGCTTGCCGTATACTTCAGCGTAGCCTGTGTAACATTCTTGACTATCAAGACTTTCTCTCCATCCAGTCTCAACTCTCCAACGACGAGATCCAGCCCCTGGGTATCGGAATCACCAACCTTGCCTACTGGCATGCCAAACGAAGCTTCAAGTACGGAGAAAAAGACGCCTTGGCTGAAGTCAAGACGTGGATGGAACATCAAGCCTACTACTTGACTGAAGCCACTGTGGAACTGGCCAAGGAACGTGGTCGTTGCCAGGACTCGGACAAAACACGCTATGGTCGGGGCGAGTTTCCCTGGGAACGCAGAGCCAAAGGGGTGAATGAACTCACAGACTTCACACCTGATCCTGGATTGGATTGGAACACCCTGCGTGGCAACATGCGAGCCTATGGTGTGCGCAATGCCACCTTGATGGCCGTGGCACCTGTGGAGAGTAGTTCAGTTGTGATCAACTCAACCAATGGCATTGAAATGCCCATGAGCTTGATTTCAGTTAAAGAATCAAAAGCAGGATCATTGACACAAGTTGTGCCCGAATATCACAGACTCAAAAACAAGTATCAGATGATGTGGGCGCAAAAGGACTGTGTGGGTTATTTGAAAACAGCCGCTGTGTTGGCAGCATACATTGATCAATCGATCAGCACCAACACATTTTACAATCCAGCACACTGGCCAGATCGCAAAGTGCCCACTACCTTGATTGCTCGAAATCTAATGCAAGCACATCACTGGGGAATCAAAACATTCTACTACAGCCTGATCAACAAGCAAGGCTCCCGGGCAGACAAGGAAGCAGCGCCATTAGAAGTGATAGACTTTGATGATGTGGAAGATTGCGAAAGTTGCAAACTATAAAGAAATAACCATTATGAAAATATTAAAATTTTATGCAGATTGGTGCGGCCCATGCAAGATGTTGTCAAAGACAATTGAATCAATCAAGGAAGAAATTCCATTTGAAGTTGAGGAAATTGATGCAGACAACAATGCCGAAATGGCCAAGAAATACAACATTCGAGGCTTGCCCACCATGGTTCTAGTAGATGGCGAGTCTGAAGTCAAACGCCATGTGGGCAACATGACCGCAGATCAAGTAAAAGATTTTGTTAAAGCAAAATAAATGTCAAAAAACTGCAAATCTTGTAAACTATAATCATGGACTTTTTAAATCGCGTTGATTTTGAAAATCACGATGGGGTATATCTCTCCATGCTAAATGACGTTGCCCGTAATCATTTCTATGATCAAGTATTGACCGAAGTGCGCAATCAGCATTGTGTGGAAATCGGATTTGGCACAGGCCTGTTGAGCATGTTGGCATTGAAACATGGCGCACGTAGTATTGTGGCCTACGAGGCAGACCCTGATCGTTATCGCCTGGGTTGCAAAGTAATCAAAGTACTCAAACTTCAAGATTGTATCACACTGATCAACCAACGCTATGACCACACCTGCGAGCATGACCAAACCGTGGTGTTCACCGAAACTGTGAATAACAATATCTGGGGCGAAGGGCTCTACAACAGCCTGCCCAGACAGCTGGGCAAGAGACTTTTGCCAGGTGAGTATTTCTTAGAAATATATGCTGTGCCAATATCCACAGACATTGCCAGCAGTTTGATTCAAGCACATGAACAACATCAGTTTTCTCCTGGCGTGGACGTTGATGCTCACTTTGTGTCGTATATCAACTTGTTGTTGTCAAAGAAATATAAAAAACCCATCAAGTCAAAAGTGAGCTTGCCTGTAGGTGTCACAGAACTAACACCCATGCCGACCTATGCAGACTGGGCTACCAACAACACTGTTGTTGGTCGATATGTAGTTGATGCCAACGCACAGTTTGTACACGAGTCTGTTCGCCGATTACAAGTTGACACAGACAAACAGCCAGTGTTGATTGTGCCTAGGGCAGGCATGCAACACAACGGTAATAGACTTTACCTGGACACAGGTCATTGGAAACTGCCAGCAAATCCTGCTGTGATCAATGCACCCAACAGTCAAGTAATGGTGGAACATGATCTCCACACAGGAAAAATAACATATAAAATAAAGGAAACAACATGAGCCAAGCACAATACAATCTCGCCACCAAAACTGATTACTTACATCGCAAGATGTTTCTTGACCCAGCAGGTCCTGTAACAATCCAACGCTTCGAAGAAGTCAAGTACAACAAACTGGTCAAATTTGAACAAGAGGCACGTGGCTTCTTTTGGATTCCAGAAGAAGTGTCCTTGACCAAGGATGCCAACGACTTCAAAGAATCAAGTGAAACTGTCAAGCACATCTTCACATCCAACCTGTTGCGCCAAACAGCACTAGACAGTTTGCAAGGTCGCGGACCAGCACAGGTGTTTACTCCTGTGGTGGGCATTCCTGAACTGGAAGCCCTGATGTACAACTGGAGTTTCTTTGAAACCAACATTCACAGTAGAAGTTACAGTCACATCATTCGCAACATCTACAACGTGCCCAAGGATGTGTTCAACACAATTCACGATACAAAAGAGATTGTGGACATGGCATCAAGTGTGGGCAAATACTACGACGAACTACACAGAATAAATTGCCATAAAGAACTCAGCAGTGAGATGACAGGCATGGTTCTCGAACAAGTGCATATCAAGGCCATATGGTTGGCACTCAACGCCAGCTATGCACTAGAAGCATTTCGTTTCATGGTAAGTTTTGCCACAAGTCTTGCCATGGTAGAGAACCGTATCTTCATTGGCAACGGCAACATCATCAGCCTGATCTTGCAAGATGAAATCCTGCACAAAGACTGGACTGCTTGGATCATCAATCAAGTGGTTAAAGAAGATCCTCGCTTTGCCGCCGCCAGAGTGGAATGCGAAGCCGAAGTGTATCAGTTGTACCTGGATGTGATTGGTGAAGAAAAGGCCTGGGCTGATTATTTGTTCCAGAAAGGTCCTGTGATTGGACTCAACGCCAACATTCTCAAAGACTTTGTGGACTACACAGCAGTGGGCGCACTCAAAGAAATTGGCATCAAGTACCTGGAACCTGCACCGCGCAGCACACCCATTCCTTGGTTCATGAAGCACGTGGACACGTCGAAGAAACAAACTGCACTGCAAGAGAATGAATCAACTAACTATGTTATCGGCGTCATGAGTGATCAACTGGATTACGATGAACTACCAGATTTATAAAAGGAAAAAATATGTACAAACCCAATCCTGCAATAAGAGAGTCGGAAGACTTTTACAATATTCGTAACGTGATGCACAAGTTTGAACGGATTCAAGAAAAGAATCGTTGTTTGCGAGTGCAATTTTTAGACTGGTTGTCAGTCAAAATGCATGCCTGGGCAGACGGTGTCAAAGCCATGTCGGATCGTATTGATTCACCATGCATTATTAAAGTAGAGCCCAAAAGGAAAACAAAATGAAAGCCATAGTATGGTCCAAAGACCAATGCGCCTTTTGCGAACAAGCCAAGAGTCTGTTGGAGATGAAAGGTATTGAATATGAAGTACGCAACATCAGTCACGACTGGACTCGCGAACAACTGTTGGAGTCAGTGCCCACTGCACGTTCCGTACCACAAATCTTCTTGGATGAAGAGTATGTGGGCGGATTTCAGGAACTGCGTCAAAGGTTGATGTAATGCCACAATTCACATCTGACTGGTTCAGCAATGCACTGGTCAATTTTGATTATATCACCAACTACTTACAAAAACAAAAAACAGTTGACAGCATATTAGAAATAGGCAGCCATGAAGGCCGCAGTACCTGCTGGATGTTGCAAAACATGTTGAGTGACACAGGCACCATTACCTGTATAGACCCATTTGCTGATCGTCCGGTCACAGCATTCAGTTATGATTCAATACCTGAAGATCGCAGTATTGAACAAATCTTTCGTGCCAACACAGCAGAAGTTTGCAAGCCTTGGCAAGTAGTAGAAGTCCATGCAAACATGAGTTTTCCTGCACTGGCACAACTAATTGTGGACAAAAGACAATATGACTTTATCTACGTGGACGGCAGTCACAATGCAGATGATGCCTTGGCAGATGCTGTGATGTGTTTTGGATTGTTGCGCCCGGGTGGCGTCATGTTGTTTGATGACTATCTGTGGGAAGATGACCAGCATTACCTGGGTCGTTGCAAACAAAGTATTGATGCTTTTGTGAACATGTTTTATCACAGGCTCAAGTTGGGCCTGGTAAATTATCAGTTGGCAATAGTTAAAAAGGAACTAGAATGAGCGTTGAAATAGGAAAAACATACACCATGCGCATGGGCTATGGTGAAGAGATAGTGGCAAAAATCACAGCATATGACAGCAGTACTTACACACTGAGCAAGCCCGTGGCAGTGGTGCCCGGACAGCAAGGTATACAACTGATGAATAGCTTGTTTACTGCAGATCCTGAGTCAGATGTCACGGTAAATATATCCAGCGTGGCCATGATTGCCCCTGTGCGTGAAGATGTTGGGGACAGTTATTTAGAAGCCACAACAGGTATCAAACCTGTGCGCAGTAAAATTTTAATGGGATAACATGCCAGCAGTACAACGACAAGGCGATCCAAATGGCGCAGGAGGTGTAAACACTTCGGGTGTGGCTTCGGTACGTGTGAACAATCGTCCTATTGTTATACCTGGTATTGGGGTCACACCGCACCCTTGTTGTGGCCAGCCTGGGTGTGGCATACACTGTTCAGCAGTGACCGCAGGGGGATCTGGCACAGTACGTGCAGGCGGCAGTCCAGTCATACGCGATGGCGACAGTGATACTTGTGGGCACAGTCGTGTGGCAGGATCCAGCACAGTGAGAGCAGCATAATGGCAGAGTCAACAGCAACACCCTTACAACTCACAGCAGGTGTGGGATTTTATTCCGGCAATGCCATCACAGCCAACACACAACTGGCCAACAGCATTGCCGCATACAATTCTCTTGCACCCATAGCCAACTTGATTTATACCATTGGTCAGGCCACCAGCAATGTTTCATTGGGTATCTCAGCAGGTACAATAGCCAATCTCAAGACATTGGGTGCCAATGTCGCAGGCAACTATTGTCCTGCCTTGGGAGACTCAGTGCCCAGCAAT